TAACGTGCGCGCCATGCCGTTCTGCCGGGCGGATTGCCGCCGGGCATCGCGCTCGACTTGATCCACCGCGGGAGAATCCATCTGCGGCGGTGGAGGCGGCGGCGGAGGCGGAGGCAACGGCGCGGGCGTGGGCATCGCTGGCATCTGGAAATCCTCTTTCCGCTGCTTCGGCGGCTTAGGCATCTGGACCTTGCCGCCCTTGAACCAAGAGAGCGCAGGCTTTGAGTCGGGCTCTGGAGCCGTAGGCGCGTCTTCGCCTTCAAGCGCGAAAACTACTTCCGGCGGGAGAGCGTAGAGAGCCCCGGCGATGATGGCGAAAACAAGAGCGGTTTGGATGAGCATAACCTTTTTACGTGTTTTGCGTAAAAACACCTCATCACGTTCTGTCGCTCAAAAATCACAAACTCAAGGGGAAATGGTTCCACTCGCCAAAACTCCGCCAGGTTGCCCGCTGCGAGGTAAACCATCCATGCGTCCCACTCCGCGCGGGGGAACACACACCACGGGTTAACGAGCTCTTCCCTCGGCGCGTTGTGTCGCACGGGCCTGCCCATCACGAACATCGTGGGCGTGCTGAACACGTAGCCGTTGAGAAGGTGCGCCTCCAGATCGTCGCGGAAGGTCCGGGCGCAGTCCTCGCGCTCGTAGACGGCGGCAGCGAGCTCCGCCGGGGTCATCGCAACACCCGGGCACCGCCGCCCCTGAATCCGGTCAGGACCCGAGCGGGCCCGGTGTTCGGGCGGCGAGCGATGGCGGAGCGATCGACCACCAGCCCGTGTTTGATGGCTTGGTGGCTCAGGCTGAACGCATCCGAGAAATGCGAAGCCCAGTCATGCACTGGCACATCCTTGATCGTCACCCCGTCGCGCTCCTCCTTGGCGTGGTAGGCGTCCAGCGCCTCGATGCCGTCGCCGCAGCCGCTGGCGTTGAAATGCGCGCGCGGGAATGCGTCCTGGGCGAGATTGATGCCGTCCCAGACGGAGTGCTGCCGGGGCACAGGCACCACGTTGGTCAGCCCGGCCACCCCCAGCGCCTCCTCCCAGAGCCCGCCATTCTGCGCGGCGGCGTCGTGCGGGATGAAGTGCGCGCCGTAGGCGTAGCGCTTCGCCTTGAGGCAGCCAGCCCAGTCGGCGGGCGTCCTGCGATCCTCTCCGCCGGAGAGTGCTTCGAGGTAGTTGATGCGATCGCCCACAAGCTGCCACACCCAGAGCCGCTGATTCTGCGGGGCTCCAACGTCCCAGCTTGTGTAAACCGGCAATTCCTTGAACCACAGCACATCTTCACTCACCCGACGCGCGGCCCGTGCGGCCTCCAGGTGGCTGGCGTAAATCGCGCCCGGTCGGCCCACGGCGAAGGAACACTCATACTCCTGCGCGAACGTGTGCGGAGGCGTCCCGTGGCGGATGTCGGCCAGCTCCGACGCCGGGAGAATCCCCGAGTCGCTCGCCCTCAAAATCAGCGTGAACCACGCCGGATTTTTGAGCGCCTCGCTCCACAGCCGCCAAAATTGGTTGCGGCCCTTTGGGGTCCCGATGAACGTCGCCCATCCGGTGTAATCGCTCAGACACGGGCGGATGACCGCGTGCCACGCGGCCGGGTCGATGTCTGCGTATTCGTCGATCACAACGCCGTCGAGATACAGCCCCCGCATCCGCTCATAGGACTCGCCGGAATAGAGCCGGATCGACGCCCCGCTTGGGAGGTTCACCACCAGATCCGCTTCGTTGATGCGCACCCCTGGGATCTGCCCGAGAAACTGCTTGATGTAAGCCCAGGCGATGTCCTTGGCCTGATCGCGTGTCGGAGCGATGTAGGCATAACGCAAGGGCGGCCCGGTTCGTGTGTGAGTCAGCGCGCGAAGGATCAGGTCTTGGATGCAGCAGAATGTTTTCCCGCCCCGGCGATGCACCACCATGCACGCCCAGCGTTGCGAGCGTTCCAGGTAGCCACGGAACTGCTCCCGGGGTTCGATCTCAACCGTGATCCGGGCCACTGCGTCCCCCGATTTTTACCACGATGTCCACCTCGCCCGCGTGTTCGACCTCGACCTTGTCGCCGTATTTCTTCGGGGCGATCTTGCTGGCCGCCCACTTGAGCGCGTCCATCCGGAGCCTGCCAAGCTGGGCGTCTGTGTAGGTCCTCGACTCGGCGACGATCATCTCCGCGAACGTGTCCGCCTGTTTTGAGCGCGCGCGCGCGTAGTCGTCTCTAAGTTGTGGCGACTCCTCGACCATCCTGTAAATCGTGGCCTTGGACGGCATCCCCTTTTTTGCGCAAATTTCGATCAGGGTCTTACCCTCGGCGAGTTGGCGAAACACCTCGGCGAGCTTCTCGCTCGGAATGTTTTTTCGCAAGGGTCCCTTCGCCATGGCTCAAATTCCTAGTGTCCGTTTTCGCGTCGTGTCCAGACCTGTTTTCGCGGAAGCGGTTTCCGCTCCAAGAAGTTTAGTCCAATAACTAACCCCCCTACGGGGGGTTATTGGACTTCTTGGACCAACTCCAATAAATCCAATTTGGACTTCTTGGACTTATTGGACTAAGCGCGTTTTCTAGCCCTCCATTCGCCAGGTTCGGCCTTTGATTCCTCAATCCATTTGAGGTCTTTGAGCTTCTCCCATTTGGTCGCGAATGTGGATTTCCCCCAACCGGCGAAGACGGCTCTTTCGCGCATCTCGGAATAAGTCACCTGCTCATCTCCCATCATTTTGAGCAGTTTGTCCGGCGACCACACCTCAACCCGCCCCTTGCGCGCGGGCTCTTCCTCCGGCACCTCGTCCGCCTCTGCGGGCCGCCAGCAAATCGCCCCCGGCTCCTTTGCGTGTGCGATCGAGCGGTGATAGATGCGTTCCCCCTCTTCGCCCACCCAACCGGCCCGGGCGCCGCGTTTGCCGAGCACGAGCTGGAAAACCTCATGAGAGCCCAGCCCCCGCACGGCCACCACGGCCCGGGCCCAGTTGGCCCATTCAGCGCTGCCGCTTCCGAGGTAAGCCAGATCATTTCCCGCCCATGTCGCCTTTTCCTGACCGCTGGGCGGCTTGTTGGTGTGATGCACGATCACCGTGGCGCAATGGTATTTGTGAAGGATGGGGTTGAGCCCGTTCCGCAGAAACCCGCCGACAACCTCCTGGGATTTAACGTCCCCGCCGATGTAGGCAAGCGCCGGATCCAGCCATAGAAGATCCATCGTCGCCGAGGCGGCAATCGGCTCGACCACCTGGGAGAGAAACGCATCCCCGCTCAGGGTGTCGCAAGTGTGAACGCTCACGTTCGCGAGCGCCTTGGCCTGCTCCTCCGCAGACAGGCCGAGCCCACGGATCACGCCGTCCCGCATCTCTGCGAGGTCGCCGTCGTCGTTCTCCGCTTGAATGAGCACCGAGCGCAGGGGACGCGCAGGGCGCAGGCCGAAACATTCCCGGCCAAGGGCCCAGAGGATCATGCATTGCATGGAGAGGCTGGATTTCCCGATGCCCGAGGGGCCCACCAAGAGCATTCCCCCGCCCTTGCAGAGAAACCGGTCCTTGATGAGCTCGTCCTCGTTGCCCGTTGGACGCTCCAAACTGGCCAGCGGCCGGGTGAGCACCGGGGCGGCCGGTGTCGGCTTCTTCTTGGCCTTGGCGACGATGTCCCCAGGGCTGCCCTCGGCGAACCATCCGCAGTATCCGCACCGACACGCCCCTTCGACAACGTCGAGCGGCTCGGGTTCCGGGCAGGCCGGGCAAACAAACGTCAGCGCGCCGCTGCCAATACTGGCCGACGCATAGAGATCCGCAGCGCGCCAGGCGTGGTAGAGCTGCTCTTCAAAGGTGGTTGGGGTGGTGGTGGACATTGGAAAAAGGGGTCAAAATAGAAAACTTCTTGGAGGACTTCCCCGGGGGGCTCCCACCCGGGGGGTAAATGGGCCTCAGGGGCAGGCGGAGCGGATCGCACACCGCCGGGGAGCCGGACCAACTGGCAGCGGGTCCAAGTGGCCGGGTCCGCGCCCAGCCTCACAGCCTCGGTCATGAGCTCCCGGGCCTGCTCCTCGCTTTTGCAAGGGCCATACCAGCCGTGGAGGGATTTCCCCCCCGAATGCACGGCCAACCGCAACTGGGGCCAGCCCAGCGCCTCGGCAACGGTCTTCAGATACCAATGCAGCTCCGCCTGTTCATCGAGGCTGCCGGAATCAAACTCCACCACCAGCCAGCGCCGGGGCCCGGTGTTATCGAGCGAACGGTGAGTGAGTCGCCCGTCGAGCCCGCGCCCGCTGGTGCCGGTCATGGGACTGGGGACCACCAGCCCGCACCCGTCGGCCTCGCCCCAGCGCGCCCTGCTCCGGGTCCGTGCCGTGCCGGGATGCCCTGCGGCAAGGCAAAGCCACTCCGCATCGGGCAACAAAGCATTGAGCCACTGCATCGCGCTCTGTTGCGGAGGCTCCACCGGGCTAAGGTGGAACAGATCCACCAACCCGCCCACGCCGTCGCGTTTGGATGCCGCCACCATGGACGCCCGGTGCCCAGGCTCCGCCTTTGGCCAACGCTCCGCGCTGGCGGGGCGCTTGGGAGCCGTCTCTTGCAGGTCCGGCGCATCCTGGGCGACCGGCGCTTGCCAAGCGATCTCCCGCGAATTGGCCACCGCGTCCCGGATCTCCCGGGGCGTCACCCTGCGGGCCGCTCCGGCCGTTGCGGCGGTCAGTGCCGCCTCGATCACCGGCCCGGGCATATGGGCATGGAGTTGACGGGCGACCGCGAACAGCCAGGCGTGAATCCCGGCGCCCGCGGTCGGCGGGGACGCGAGCTTTTCCACCAGCCATTGAGGGAGACTCATGACGCCACCCCCGCGAGGATGTCCTCGATATACACCCCGGCCTGCAACCGGTATCCCCGCCGGATCACCGGACCGAGCACGGGAAGAAACCCCTCGAACGCATCCGCGCCCGCCTGCGAGCCGAACACGAACACCATGCGACTGCTCCGCCCCTCGCGTTCCCACGCAATCGCCAGAAGCGCCCCGCGCAGGTTGATCTCAAGCCCCCCGTTGGCAGGCACTTGGCTCAGAAGCCAATTCACCGCCGCTTTTACCCCGGGCGTGTCCGCAGAGTGTTGGCTCATTAGTTCCTCAATGGGTTAGGGACATGCCTGCGAACCCATCCCGTTCCGGAGATTTCATCGAGCTTATAGGCAGCCAACGTTCGCAGATGCTCAGGACTGCCGATCAGCGAACGAGGAATTACAGCCATTAACAAACCCTCATCCCCAGGAACTCCTTTAAATTCTCTGATCACAATAAGTTCGCCGCTGTCTAAATCTTGATAAATCAAAACCGGGCAATTCCCATTCTTGTAAGCTTCATCGCAGCTCTCTTTCCAAACTTCACTAATACCTCTGCACTCGATCTCAAATTTGATTTGAGCATCATTCAATTCGTGTCGGATTTTCATAGTTAGTACCGGCCCCCGATCCTCTGGCCGATGTAGTAACCGGCCTGCTCCTTGGTCATGGTCTCCGCGTTCGGGTTACCAAATCGGCGCAGAAGAATGACCTGCTTGGGCGTGGCGAGGCCCATTTGCGCCCGGCGTCCCAGCCGCTCCAGCAGCTTGACCGCAAAGCCCCTGGTCATCCGCTCGGTCCAGATCCCCGCTTGGGAGAGCGCCTTGAGTTGCTCCCCCGTGGGCTGCTCCTCCTCCCAGGGCATTGTCGGTTCGTACTCCTCAAGGTCGCTGTCGTGGATGCCCACCGCCCACGCGAGCGGATCCACAAGCCCCTTGGGAGCTTTGCGGTTTTTGGCAGCCTCCTCCAGCTGCGCAGCGAGGGCCTGCTCCACATCGACCTTCGCGCGCGCCTCGGCCTCGAGGATCTCCGCGCCCGCGTCGAGATGCGCTTGGAGCGCCTTCTTGTGGGTCTCGTTGGGCGCGGAAATGTCCGCCGGCTGACAGAGGGACAAATCCCCGCTCAACCACAGCGGATCCAAGAGCAGGCAAAACTCTTTGCCCGGCGCCGTCCGCGTGCCACGGCCCACAATCTGACAATACAACGCCCGGCTCTTGGTGGGCCTCAGGCAAAGGATGCAGTCAATGTCTGGCTGGTCGTAGCCCTCGGTCAGCAGCATCGCGTTGCAGAGCGCCGTGCCCTGTCCCGCCGTGCGGAACCAGTCCAGCCGGTCGGCCCGGTCTTCGCTGCCCCCGTCCACGTGCCGGGCGTCAATCCCCTCCTCCGCCAGCGCCTCCGCGAATTTCTCGCTGACATCGCACCGGGGGAGAAACACCAGGGTTTTCCTATCCCAGATCTCCGCAGCGGCCGCCCGGGCGACCTCCTGGAGCCGCGGCTCCAGTAGACTGCTGGCAACGTCGGCGGATAGATCCGCCCCGCTGCGCAGCTTGATTGAGCGGGCGTCAATTTCGACAGGAAGCCGAAGGGCCCTCAGATTGCAGAGGTGCCCAGCGCCGATGAGTTCCAGCAAACCGATCTCAAACGCGACGTTTTGGTAAAACGCCCCGAGCGATTTGCGGTCAGAGCGGTCAGGGGTGGCAGTCACCCCCAAAACGCGCGCCCCGGCAAACCGCCCCAGCACCTCCTGCCACTCGTCCGAAAGGCTGTGGTGCGCCTCGTCGCAAATGATGAGATCGAACGCATCCGGATCGTACTTGTGTAGTCGTCGCCGGACGCTCTGCACCGAGCCGACCACCACCCCGTGCCCAGGCATGGCCGTAGATGCGCCCTGTTCGACCGAGGCAAAGATCCCCGTCGCCGCGTGCAGCTTTTCGGCGGCTTGTTTTACGAGCTCCTCCCGGTGCGCCAAGATCAGCGTGCGCCCCTTCTCAGCGGCGGCGATGTGGGAGAAGATCACGGTCTTGCCTCCCCCGGTCGCAGCGATGCCGAGTTGCCGCCGGAACTCGCCCCAGCCAGCCGCCACGGCGTCCACGGCCCGCTGCTGGTAAGGGCGGAGCGGCATTAAAAGCGAGGCGCTCACTCCGCGCCCTCCTCGTATGATCCCGAAACGGTTTTCGGGCTGTCTATGAGCCAACACAAAGTGCCGCTCCGAACCCCCACACGCGGGGCGTTTGCGTGTTTACAGTAAACGCGCTGCACCGTTCCCTGCCCGGGCTCTTTCACCTTGAGGTAATGAACCCCGTTGAGGCTGTCCGTCCACCAGTTCAACCAATCGAGCTTGTCGAGGTCCACACCGCACGAGCTATTCCGAGGGCTGTAGACCTTGCGCCAAACAGGGCCGGGACGCTTTGGATTGGGTGTCGCCTCGCTCATTGCGCGCCCCCTTCCTCTCTCATCGCGCACTCGATCGCCGCAACCAGCAGGGCGGCCGCTTCAACCAGGGATTCCAGTCGGTTTTTGCGTGGATCGAACTGAGCCCAATACATCGCCGCGCGCTCAAACTGTTCACGGGTGCCGTCGTATGCGTAGCGGTCATGGCGCTCGCGCGCCTGCCAGATTCTTTCGATTGCTTCGGAGGTCATTCCCCACCCTCCCGCCGATAAACCCCGTCTTTACCCTGCTTTAATCCGCCGCCGGCAAGAGTGGCTTCGATCGCCCGCTGAACTTTGGCGAACGGCGCCGTCACGGGGGCGGAAAAGTCACCGTCCGGGCCGGTCGTGCTGAGCGACACAGAGACGCCCTCCAGCGGAAGCTTCTTCTGGTCCGGGTCTTCGAGCGGGTGCTTGGCCTTCACGGCGGTCCTCGTCGAAAAGGCAAAGGCGGTTTCCACCTCGTCCTTGTCGAGGTTGAGGACTCCCCGGAGGCTCACGCTGAATTTGAGCGGCTCCTCCGAGTCCGTGCGCGCCTCGGCTGCGCGTGTGATCGCCCTGAGGATTTCTTCCTCCTGCGCGCCGATGGCGTCGGCAAGGTCGTTTTGCATATGTTCCGCCAGTTGTTTCAGTAAATGGTTGTTTGACATTTTAAGAGTTGGTTTTGGTGAAAGGGTCCCTGCGTCCAAGCCGACCGGCTCGAAAGGCGCGCTTCACAGCTCACAGGGAGACACGCGCCCGGCAATTTTGCCCGCAGGGATAAATGGGTTACTTGTCCTTCTCCTCGCGGTGTTTCACACCGTCGCGGACGCGCTTGATGAATGCGCGCTCTCCGGGTGTGCGCAGCCCTCGCCGGTCGATAAAATCCCCGAGGGAAGCCGAAAACGCCTTCATGTCCGCCTTGCTTGGAACGTCGCCGGATTTGCGTCGTTTGCTCATGCCCGGAACCCCTCCAAAAGCTTGAGCACCATCTCCAAAGAGCGCTGGTTGAGATACAGCTGCGCCGAGTGGTTTGCTTGGAGGTCGCCCACGGTGGCCGCAAACTCCGAGTCCTGCTTTAGCAAGGGCCCCATGATCGCCTCGCGGAGCTCCTTGAGGGCGGAAACGGCCTCGGTTTTGCCGTTGATGTCATTGACCATAATCCGGTCGTTCAGCGTTTCGAGGATCTTGCTCATAGGCCCCCCCTCGCTTTGCGGATGATCGCCCAGAGCGCCGCGGCAGACGCGATGCTCAGCAGGCCCAGCGACCAGCGCCGGGAGGGACTCCTCTGGTTACTCAGCCAGAGCGGTGTTTGTAGTTTCAGAGATTTCATTCAGGGATGATCGTGATTTCGATGCGTGGGAATTGGGTGACTCGGGAAAACGTTGGCCGCTCCGGCCAAAGATCCCGGTCGTTTGCGACGATCCCGGCGTCCGCCAGGCCGTCGATGTAGCTCTTAAGGCTGGCGAGCAGGTTGTCCGGGTCCGGCTGCCTGTTCGTCGGGCCAAGGAACACCGCAGGTTGCAGTGTCGCCTTTCCCCAGCGGGGAGCCGGGCGCCCGTCGAGCACCCGCAAAGCCTCGACTCGGGCCGCCCCCCGGGCTGCCTTAACCATCCGGGCCTTCATGGCCCAGTGGCTCCGGGCATTCGGCGACAACCGCCGATCCGGCAAAGGCAGCTGGAACGTGAGCGCCTCAAAACTCATCACGGAACCGGTAGGCGGCGACCTTGTTCCCTTTGTTGCCGTTGTGCTCCTCAACCTTGAGAGTTGCTTCAAACTCCCAGCCAATCATCTCTTCGCAATCCAAAGCGAAGTCATGCCCGGGCCCGGGGTGTTTGCCGCAGGCCGCAAGAAACTGGTCGATCCGGAACAGCGCCTTCTCGCTAAAAACGAGATATTCGTAGAGCGAAACGCCAAGCGTCCCGTCCTCGTTAACCACCCGCAGCTTGAGCTTGATTTGGTCGTTGCCGCTCTTCGATGTCTCCTCGCTGGCGTCCATGACGTTGAGCGTGTAGTCGCCCGGCGGAACGTGGAATTGAGCCGCTTCTGGTGCCTTGGTTGTGTATGTTAAAGCCATGTCGTTTGTATGTTGTTTGTTTTCTGTTTTGGCGCGCGTCTCTCCGCGCGGTCACGCCTGATTGCCCGGCGTTCGGCGGTTGATTAGTTGCCCGCTTTGGGCTTCCGAATGGTGATGTAGGCGGACCCTGGGCTCTCCATCACCGCCTCCTCGGGAAACGGTTTCCCGGGCAGTTTACGCCCCCAAATCTCTCGCAGCTTGGCTTCGCTCATGGGCCCGTAAGCGGCCAGAACATCCGCCACCCCGAGCGCGGCAAGATTGAGCTCCACCACCCGCTCCGGAACCTTGCGGCTCCCCCGCTTTGCGGTCAGCGACACCCCGTGGACCTTTTCCCCGGCGATTAGCCGACTCTTGAGGATGCCACGGGCCTCGTCCGCGAATTCCTCGACGATCCCGGCCCGGGTGATGAACTCCCGCAGAAGCTCGCTTGGGAGCGATTCCAGAAGCGCTTTCTCTCCGATCTCCACCAGCCCCAGCGATTCCCGCCGGGGGGCGCAGGCGAACCGGTTGGAGCACCAGCCGCAATACTCATTGACCGTGGGCGGCTCCCCGGAAACGCCCTTGGCAATGGCGTTGCGGACAGTCGCCTCGGCGGATTCCCGAGTGAACCGCAGCGTCTCCACTTCGCGCAAGTCACAGTAAAGGAGGTAAACCGTCCACTCATCCGCAAATGCCCTCTCCATGTAGCCCAGCGAATAAGCCGCCTGCTGCTCCAGGTAGTTGCGTTTTTGCCCGCTCTTGAGGTCGGCACTCCAGAGCAACTCTTCGCAAAGCAAATCCCCGGTGCCGGGCATCCCCATGACCCAAACCTTGAGCGCCTCCTCGTCTGACTCCAGAGGGCTGCCGTTGGCCAGCAAAACAGCGGTCGAAACAGCCCACTTCACCGAATCAGCTTCCTCCGGCCCCAGTTGCTTGAGGGAATCGAACCGCAGCGCAATCGCCTCCCGGAATGCCACATCCAGGCGGGTGCCACGCTCGGCGGCTTCACCCGCAGGAGCGCTCCGGAACGACCCGCAAAGCGCCAGCTTGGGCAGGATGGACGGCCTCAGAAAATCGTTCATTCCGCACCCTCCTCGCGTTCAGACCGACGCCCGTTGAGATACCCCTGCGCCGTGCCGATCCGTTCCCCGTCGGCGTAGCCGTGTTTGTAGGCGGCGACCGCCAGCCAAAGGGACGCCATAACCAGCAGCGCCCATGAAATCATTCCGGCCGCAATCACGCTGCCACCTCCTGAGGAGCGACAACCTTGAGGAACCCGGCGGGGTTCTTGACCACACGGGCCGCGTAAGACGGAGAGACATCCCGAAACGTCTGCCCGGGCTGAATCTGCTTTTGCCGGATCAAGTAGGCGTTCACCGCCTCCTCATGCGAAGCGCAGACCCGCTCTAGTTCCGTGTTGCCAGCCGGGGCCGCTTTCGGTGCCGGATTCTCAACGCCTGGAATCTCGTCGTCTCCCGCGGACTCAACCACAGGCTCCGCCACCGGCGCCGGAGCCGCTGCGGGCTGCCCCCAGGGCGCGCCCACGGAGCGAAAGGCCCGCTCAACCGTGGAGATGTCCCACTTCTCCACCTCTGCCAACCCGTGCCGGTTCTTGGCGTCCCACGCGGCTGCCCGGTTGCAGTGCATGAGCCTTTCCCGTCCGCCCACACCTTGGAGTTTCCCGCTGTTCTTCTCCCGGATTTGCGTCTTCCAGTTCCCGAAGAGAAGGGCGTCTGCCCATTCCTTGATGAGCGGCGCAACGTGTTTGGTCAGCTTGAGCTCATACCTATCGTAAGCGCCCTCCCCGTCGGGCGGCTCGAATTTCGTCACCTTGCTGTGCGCAAGCAAGACGACCGTGATTCCCGCAGACACAACCGCGTCTAAGCGGCTGAGCAGGATCGTCACCCGCTCCTTGAGCAGCGTGTAGCCCTTTCCATACCCGAAGTCTTCCACCCCTTTGATCTTGGGGCTGGCCGCGTCGGCCACGATGGCATCCAGCGCCATCGACTCCAGCCAGTCCACAGTGTCCACAACGAGGGTTTGGCAAGGGCGGACCTTCGCCACCTCTGAAAGCGCGGTTTCTACCGCCCGGAGGTCGGGCAAATCAGCCCGCTCGATCCGGTCAACGTCGAGTTGGGCCGTCGATCCCTCTACGTCGAAGTAGAGAGGCGATGGGAATTGACTGGCGAGTGTGCTTTTCCCGAAACCCTCGGGGGCGTAGATGACGATTTTCTGAGCCCGGCCCTTTTTGCCGGATGATATTTTGCTGAGTATTGACATGGTGGTGGTGGTTTTTGGTTGGTGGTTTTGCTGGCCCGACGGGGTCAGCGGAGAAACGAAGCGAGCAAGTCCGAGCGAAACCGCCAGGAGTGCCCGATCTTCCGGGCTCCGGGGAGCTGCCCCAGACGGGCGAGCTTCCGGGTGTGATACTCAGAAAACCCGAGCATGCTCGCCGCCTCGGCGAGCGTGAGCATCTGAGTTAAAGCAAGAGCGGAGCGGCTCATAAAAAAGGCGGGTGACTTAGACCCCGGAAGCAAAAGAAAGCGGGTCGCAAGCGGAGGTGTCTTCGTGCTCGGAAAGGTGACTTAGACCTTTTTCCAAAAAACAGAGAAGCTGGGCCTGCATACTTCGATGTTCAAGCTTTGCCCTTGTCTTCAGCTTTCGCTTTAGATCTCGCGGGATTTTGACGTTCAGCGGCTCTAGTTTCGGCTGCGATTTGCTCATAATCTTCTGCGGTTAGCTCAATTCGGTTTGTCTCCTTCGCCAAAATCATCACCACGATGTCGGTGAGGGTGGAGCCCAGCATTTTTGCCAATTTTTGAAGCCTCCTTTTCAGCGTCCTTGGGACGTAAAAAGAGAGCGTGTCTTTGTCGGCTGCGCGTTGACTTGGCATTACGCTGTGAAGTGCTACAAGGTCTAAGACACCCGGGCAACCCCTTTTTTGGTTTTTTTCTGCCTGACTTTTGCAACGAGTTCGCGGGGGAGGAGGAGGGAGATGTTCATGCCGCCCGTGATGGCGACCGATCCCCCCGGGGGCAAGGGGCTGTGTCCAAAAAGCAGGAAAAGCCGGAAATCAATGCTCTTCAGACATCACAGCGAGGGGACAAAGGCCCTTGCGTCCCTCGTGTCCCCTAAAATGTTCCACAAGCCTCCCGCACCCGCTGCCCCATTGCGCCGCTGAGGCCAAGAAAACACTCGTCACATGTTGCCAGGAATGCCAAGGCCAGAAATCCCTCCCCCCCTACGGGGGGGAGACGGGAGTTTCTGGCTTTCTTGGCCCCAATAAGGCCA